TGACATGTGGGCGGAAACATCGACCCGAACGACACGACCCAATTACCGGCGTATCCCTCTTGATCGCACGGACGCTTGCCCTTGCGGTTCGGAGCCACGCTGTCGCCATCGGTGATTTTATTGGCAAATACCGCACCCGGCAAAAGATTGCCGTTAGCGTCGTGATATTGCGGGTATGCGGTACGGTCAGCGGTGCGCAATAGCGTCAGGAACGCATCGGTTGCGGGGTCATTTTTCGGGAATGCCACACCGACGTCGGTTGATAGCATCGGCGTTCCATCTTGCTTGGTCTTAGCCACGCCTTTGTTGTCGGTCTTTGGCCGCTGCATGTACGGGTCACCCCATACGAGACGGCCGGTTGGTGATTTAAATTCGTTTGCCATTTTAAGGTGTCCCTCGGTTTATTGGTTGGTCAGTATGGGCGGAATTGACGGCGGGGTCAACCGTTATTATCATCCGGTGCAACATGAGCGGCCATCACATCAATGACGCCTCGCCCAGCGGAGCTAAGATATTCGACTACGCTAGCAAATTGTAAGCACCATCCACCGTTCGGCCAATTTAGAGCGGTTTCACCGACAGTGTTCAGGAATTCCGCTTGTTCGTCATTGCACATGTTTGCAAAGGCAATAGCCATTTCCTCGACGGTCAGGTCAATCTCTACTTGTCGGGTGACGCGCATTACAATTCCCCAAATACGCGGGCAGCATCTGTGCCGTCATCCCGCCGTAGTGCTACGCTACTGGACCGTGACGCATAGGCGCCGATCAAGTCAGCCGGTATGCCCGCTTTGACCGCTTGCGTCGGTGTCAGCACCCCCGGCTTGACGAGCGGTACGCCCATCATTTCGCCCAGCGCCACGGCTTCCTCAACCGGAACGGTCCAGGCCAGATTGCCGTCTTTGCTCGTCATGGCCCATCCCGGCACACCGCCAAGACCGACCGCGGTGGCCGTGAGACCAGTACGCATCGCTTTTAGCCGTGCCTCGGCAATCTCAATCTCGGTCAGCATGACGCCAACGGCGCGCGGATCCGGATTGACGATAACCTGACGAGCAGACACATCGAGCGCCGTTCCGCACACATTCCAGTAAGCCTGACAATGCACGCGAGCGGTGCAATGGGTACACCAGTCGCCCGTAACGGTCGGTGCGTCCGGTTGCGATGCGCGGTGGGCAGCGTTGCGGAAACGCTCGGCCCATTTAGCCAGTGCGACACCGTGCATAAATGCGTCACGGACCACACCGCGACCGTCAAAGCATCGTGGCTGCACGATTGTCATACTGCACGACCATTCGCCCCATACGTCCGGCAGATATCCGTTCGATTCGAGTATCGCCATGAGGTAATTTAAAAGCTGATAATGCTGGAACGCATCATGCGGCAGATGGCCGTATTTATAATCCCAAACGTGCACGGTCCGCTTTGGCACATCGATAATATACGCATCGGGCGTGCCGCCATTGTCCGGATGGACAGATTTGGCCGCCGATACATATTCTTCAATGCGGGCAACGGTGCCGGGGCTGGCGGCTGCGAGCGTGTCGCGCACATCACGGATAAAATACTCCGCCCCCTCAAGCATGGCCTGATCGATCGGCACGCCATTCGGAGCGTGTGTGCCGACTGGACGGCCCGCGAGCGGTTCCGTAGCGGCATGGTGCGCGGCGGTCCCTTCGCGGGCGCGCTCACTCTCGCCATCCTCGGGAAATTTGCGCTGCAGCATGGCGCTGGCGGGGCAACGGTCCGGTCCCCATTGATAGGCGGCAGACGGCGCGAGTTTGGCGTGTGTCACCCGGCCCACTCCGCTTCGAACGTGTCTGCGCCGGGGACCGAAAACCTGACTGCGCTGGGCAGTCCGGTGTGTTCTGCCAGTAAATCTTGTACAAACTCCTGACGTGTGACCCAGCGAAACGTGCCGCCCATTTGGTCATTGACCTGATCAAATACCCGCTGGGCCATGTCTGCAATTCTTTCGGCAGTGGGCAATTCCCCGGGGGGCATGTCCACCCCAGCTTTTGCAACGGTTTCGCCGTCGGTAAGATGAAATTCAAGGCTGACCGTGAATGGCCCGTGCTTAGCAATATCACTCATTTTATCATCCCTCTAAAAATTGACGGGCGTGCGTATCGTCGCATCATTTAAGTGCTCGCGTCCGCGGCTCAGCACCCCATCAGTTATTATTCCGCTTCGACCAGTGCGACCATAGCGGGGATCAGCGCGGCATTGTCCGGCTTTGCCAAATCAGCCAGACCGCCCAAACCGAGCGACTGTGCCAGACCGGTCGCCTTTGCCGTTTCCATGCCGCTGCCGGTAATCATTTTCATCAGACCAGCGAACGATACGCCTGTGGGGGCGTCAGGCACCACCGCGACTGGCTCAGGAATGACCGCATCCGGCGCGGGGATTTCAGCCGCAGTTGTGGCAACGGGCGTTTCGGACACCGTGTCGGCAGGCTCGGGAATCACGTTTCCCACCGGCTGTGCCTCAAACGCCTCAACGAGTGCCTTGTCAACGCCACGCTTATAGCGCCACGAACCGTCGGCATTTTTCGCGCGGGTCGATGCATGCACTTCAGCGTTCCACTCGCGACCGTGAATATCGGTTTCGCCCGGAATGATCGGTGCTGGCTCGCCCTCGTCAGCTACGGGCGGCTGGGGAATTTCAACCGACACGGACGATACGTTGCCCGTTTGCTCAAATTTTGGTGCATCCGGGGTTATGAGGCCACCCGTGGCGAGTCCACGCCCGCCCAATGCGGCGACGATTGCGAATAGTACGCCAAGGTCAGAAGCTTGGTCGGTGTCGAGACTTATATCGATTCTCATAATTATGCAGTCCTTGCAATGCGGGCCGTCTGGCGCGCGTGTTCGTGGGGTTTTCCGGTGTGGCGGTTGAATTTCGCAATCGATCCGTAAATAGGCGAATACCCACTTGCGGGCATTTTTGCGAAACGGGGCGACGGTCCAAATTTTGCCAATTCAACCATCCGTTCGCTGTGCCAGCGTTTGCGACGAGCGGATTTATTGCGCATCTTTTCAGTGTGCAACTCTTTCCGCTCCGCTAACGTCGCTTCCCTGTTTGGGGTCATATTTTCGTCTCCCTCATGTGTTGACAACCGACCGTCTAGCGGGCATTGACGGTGCGGTCAAGAGGGAGTTTTAAATTATGGATATGGTGGAACGAGTGGCGCGGGCGTTGCGCACCGATTGGGAGTACGCTTCACAGGAAGCACTACGTGAGAGGGCGCGGGTGATAATTACTGCGATGCGCGAACCGACCGAGGCGATGCTTACGGCGATGCCCGGCGATCATGAGCGGGAGGTATATTTGCGCGACTGGCAAGCCATGATTGATGCGGCATTGTCGGAGTCGGTTGCACCGTGACCCCCCGCTTACGCGAATACCAAGCGAAGTTAAAAGCTGAAACGTACCAAGCGTGGGACGCTGGTAACCGCGTGGTGGTGATGCAGCTTGCAACGGGCGGCGGCAAGACCCTTTTGCTCGCATCGATCGTGTCGGAACATGACGGGTATGTGGCGGTGATTGCTCATCGCGGAGAGCTTTTGGCTCAATTATCTTGCGCGCTTGCGCAATATGGCGTTGCGCATGATCTGATTTGTTCGGACAGCACCCGACGGGAAATAACCGCACTGCATGTTATGAAGTTCGGGCAATGTCTTGTCATCCCCGGCCATCGTGTGCGGGTGGTGGCGGTTGACACAATGGTGCGTCGTGACGTGAAGCAATGGGCTGGCCAGGTAACCTTATGGGTTGTCGATGAGCATCACCACCTTGTTACGGGCGAACCGCTAAAGTGCGGATCCATCGACACCGCCAAAGCGAATAAATGGGGCAAAGCTGTCGCACAATTTACCCATCCGGTGTGTCGTGGTCTCGGACCGACGGCAACGCCGCAACGCTCCGATGGTCGCGGACTGGCAAGAGTCAACAGCAACGGCACACCAGGGGACGGGTTGGCCGATATCATGCTGCAAGGCCCATCGCCCCGTTGGTTGATAGAAAACGGCTATTTGACCGATTACCGCGTGGTTTGCCCTACGTCAGACATGTCGGTGCTGGCCGACGTGGCAGCAAGCGGCGACTGGTCGCCCAAAGTGCTTAAAGAGGCGTCACAACGGTCGCATATCGTGGGCGATGTGGTCACGTCATATCTGACTCATGCGCCAAACCGGCTCGGCGCAACATTCACCACCGACGTTGAGACCGCAACACAAATGGCGCAAGCGTACCGTGACGCGGGTGTGCCTGCCGAGGTGCTTACAGGCGAGACTGACGATCGGCTGCGGGCCAATATTTTAAAACGACTCGAACGGCGCGAAATTCTGCAAATATGTGTCGTGGATATTATCAGCGAGGGTTTCGATTTGCCGGCGCTTGAGGTAATATCGATGGCACGCCCTACGCAATCGCTGTCCCTGTATTTACAGGTGTTCGGTCGTGTGCTGCGGCCAATGTACGCGCCGGGCTTCACGCTCGATACGGTTGCCGGTCGTTTTGCAGCGATGGACGCCAGCGCGAAGGGGCGCAAAGCCCTGCTGATCGACCATGTGGGCAATTTTCTCCGTCACCGCGGCGGACCGGATGCCCCGCGCGAATGGTCACTGGACCGACGGGACAAGCGTGCAAGCGGACCGTCAGACGCCATGCCGCTGCGTGTGTGCCTGGATCACACAGACGCGGAAGGTCGGGTAACGGCAATTGGTTGTTTGCAGCCGTACCCCGCACATCTGAGCGAGTGCGAGCATTGCGGGCTGGAACGGCCACCCCCGGCCAGTCGTGGTTCGCCCGCTGCCGTTGAGGGAGTCTTGTCCGAATTATCCCCCGAGGTGCTGGCGGCTATCCGTGCGCAATTACCCGAGGATGAGGCGACCATGCGGGAACGGCTCATGGCGGCGCGTTTGCCCGATATACCATTACGTGCCAATCTTAACCGGCTGGGCGAGCGGCGGGCCGCGCTGGATGAGTTACGAGCGGCTATGGGGCGTTTTGGCGGTCCGTATCGTGCGGCGGGTCGGTCCGATGTAGAGATACAGCGGGCGTTCTGGCACATTTTTGATATATCGGTAGGCGAGGCGGCCGGGCTGGACCGTGCAAAAGCACTGGCCCTTGCGGAACGTATTGATAGCCAGTTGACCGTACCGTCAATCTGTGCGATATGATTCGCATTGAGGGAGACGACACATGGCACGAGATTTTGAAGTTACTTCCGAGAGTAAAGCACCCGAATTTTTCCATAACACGCTTGACGCGCAAATTTACGCAAGCGAGCAATCGGAAATTAGTATGGGAAAATGTTTCATTTACGACCTTTCTTGGAACCGGGAAGTACCGACACACTTATACCGCGGCGGACGGCTTGTGCGTGACTGACAATTACCAGGCGTGGCAAGCCCGCCATCCCCAAGCCGCGGCCGAGTTACAAGCACTGCTGCAACCGCCCGTGACGGCCGCCAATGGCGCAAGTGAAGCGCTGGTACAGTCGCAAGTGCGGCTGGCATGTGCGCGGCGTGGATGGAAAATATGGCGCAATAATCGAGGCGGCATGACCGACGATACGGGCCGCTTTATTCGGTTTGGTCTAGGAAACGAATCGGCGCCGTTGGATAAATTATTAAAATCGAGCGACCTTATCGGATGGACCGACACCGGCCGCTTTGTGGCGTTGGAGATCAAGGCGCCGGGGTGGCATCTTACGCCGGGTGACAAGCGCGGCCAGGCGCAATTGCGGTGGCTGGTGGCTGTGCGTGAGGCGGGCGGTATTGGTGAATTTATTACGGATGAGGGGCAGATAAATGACTTATAATATTTTCCCATGTGATTGTGTGGATGCGATGCGTCACCTCATGGAAGCGGAAAGCGTTGACAGTATTGTTACGGATCCGCCGTATGAGTTAACCAGCATCGTCAAGCGGTTCGGCAAAGCAGGGAGCGCCCCGGCTCAACACGGCACGGACGGCGCATTTGCCCGTGCCAGCCGTGGGTTCATGGGGCAGACTTGGGACGGGTCGGGCATTGCTTTCAGTGTCGAAATGTGGGCCGAGGCATACCGCGTGTTAAAGCCCGGCGGGTATCTGCTCGCATTTAGCGGATCGCGCACATACCACCGTATGGTCTGCGCTATCGAGGATGCGGGTTTTGAAATTCGTGATCAAATCATGTGGCTGTACGGGAGCGGGTTTCCCAAATCGCTGGACGTAAGCAAGGCGATCGACAAGGCGGCTGGTGCAGAGCGTGAGATAATCGGCACCGAACGCAACTTCGGGGCTTCGAAAGCCGCAGATGGGAAAAATGCTTTTGGTGATTACGCCGGTCAATGGAATGTAACCACCCCCGCAACCGATGATGCGCGCCAGTGGCAGGGGTGGGGGACAGCGCTTAAGCCCGCACACGAGCCGATAGTGGTCGCGCGCAAGCCACTGGCCGAGCGGACCGTTGCGGCGAATGTGTTGCGATACGGGACCGGCGCGATCAATATCGATGGGTGTCGGGTTGGTTCGGAAGGTGGGACGCCTCTTTGCGCGTCCCACCTGAAAAGCGAAACGACCAGTGTGGGCGGCTATTTAAACGCTCAAGCGGGTGAGCCGGTGCCCGGTATGGGCCGCTTCCCAGCCAATGTTATACACGATGGATCGGATGAGGTGATTGCGGCGTTTCCAAATACAGCCGGCGACTCGGGCAATGCGGCACGATTTTTCTATGCAGCCAAAGCGAGCAAGGCGGACCGTGACGAGGGGTTGGAGCATCTTAAAACCGCTACCCCTGAACAATTAACTGGACGAATAGCCGGGTCCGCTGGTTTGGTTATGGAGGGCGGAAAAGCAAATCCTTACGCGGGTACAACTGGTCAGGTACCCCGTGCAAACATCCACCCCACGGTCAAACCGACCAATCTTATGCGGTATCTGTGCCGGTTGGTGACACCGCCAGGCGGGACCGTATTTGATCCGTTTACCGGGTCGGGCAGCACGGGCAAGGCGGCTATTCTGGAGGGTTTCCAATTTATAGGATGCGAAATGACGCCTGAGTATGTGCCAATAGCAACCGCTCGACTTGACAACGCCGTCAATACTCGCAATACCGCGCAGTCATGACACACCCAATCTTATCAGCAGCCTATGACCTTGCCGCCCGCGATGGCTGGCAAGCGGTCAGGCGTGACGCAGTGGCACAGGCGGCGGGCGTATCCGCCGGCACGGTCAGTAATGCTTATGGCTCGCTCGATGCGCTCCGTGACGAGGTGATGCGCATGGCGGTTAGCGAGCGGCACGCACGGCTGGTGCTGGAGGGTATCGTTGCGCGCCATCCGGCCGTTGCGGGTGCTGATGCGACGTTGCGCGCCGAGGCGTTGGCGGCGGCGTGAAAATAAGCCTGACCAGCCGCGGTTTGTACGTTGTTATGCGCGTACTTTAATCCGCCATAGTTCCGTTGCCTGACAACAATGTCCCGGCTGACCGAAGATATCAGACAGCCCTGTGGTGCTGCGCAAGACGGATAGCAATTGCGGGTTTTCAAAAATATATAAATCCCACAGCAGCGAATAAAGAGCAACGCAGTCGTCCATATTGACCGCCTTGCGACCTTTGGCCGCGCGCCACGATAGGCCGGTCATACCGTCATCAAACACCTTAGCTGCTTGGTAAATTTCCTCAATCGATCGGTTACCACATTGTCGAATGCGTGCCGCAAACGCGCTAAACCGCCTGTCGCCTCGACTGGAACATTCCAGATAAGGGGGCGAGCCGTGGCGTATCACTGCGTGTCGGGCTGTGACGTTGCTGCTACCAGTCGATCCATCCCGGCCGGTGTGCTGATGTACCAACCGGCAACCCCCAGCATGAGAGCAAATGCGACCAACGCGCGGCTTTGCTGCCCCGGCACTATCTGGCGGGACCGGCAGTGTGGGCAGATACGGGCCTTGCTGTCGATAACCGTGCAGCATTCTGTGCATGTATGTGTCATGGTGTTGCGCTCCCTATCGATGGTGGCGGTGGTAAATCAGGTGCCTGGGCGGCCTCATACGCCGCGAGGATATCGCCCGCTGCGGTGAGTGCCAGCGCTGGGTGGCCTTTGCGGAAATATAATTTTGGCTTGCCGGCGTATTCGCCCATCACGGCATTGTTGACGCGACCGTCCGCAAGTGCGGGGTGCCAGTCGTAACCGATCATACGCATCGTCTCGCGCATTTTGCGGGACGGCATGGGCCTGCGGATCCGGTCGGCCAGCTTACTGACCGCTATGCTCGATATGATACCCCCGGCAAATCCGTGGCGCCCTTGCTCAACTTGCTCCAGTATCTCTTGCTCGATCATGCCGAGCGAGGCGGCTATAGCGGCGTCTGTGCTGGTTGTGACCGGTGCGCGGTGCAATCCAGCCGCAGGGTCCATATCGGGCCTCAGGGGCATGAGTGACAGGTAATCAGCCATGATAGCAAACCCGTCGGCATTGAGCCAGTCCCACAGTGCTGGGAAATAATTGCCGCTCATGCCGTCGCGGGTCAAATCCTCCACACATTGCTGGGCGCACCAGAATATACCGTAGCGGCGCTCGTCATCATCAATCGGCACACCATCGGGGTGATTGGTCAGCAATATACCATTTGCGCGGTTGTCCACCGTTGTCTGGTCGCGGCCCTTTGACTCGCTGACAATTTTAAGATTGGTGACGGTCGATTTTAGCAACTCGGTCATGCTACGCCGGCCGGCGGTCCATATTTCCTCAAACCCGAGAAATAGCCGGTTTTCTATCCAGCCGTTAAACTGGTTGCCGGTGTTAAGCATTGCCTCGGGGTTGACCAGGTGGCAATAGCGCCGCCCGATGGCATATGTCATGACGTCCAGTATCATCGTTTTACCGTTGCCTTTGGTGCCCTGGATAACCGGCCACCATTGCATTTTTGTACCGATGTTTTGAATGCACGACGCCATGTAATGCAGCAGATAATCCGCATCATTGCCGTTGGGCAGCATCTTGCGCACATGGTCAAGGAATGGCCGAGGGTCGCCCGATACGCGGCGTACGGGGACGGGGACATAGCAATTGAGCAGCACCAGCCCTTCCTCGGTAAAGAGCGAGCCTGGCGACAATTCCGGCCTGAAGCATGTGCGGTGCGCGCGGGGCGCTACCCACGACTCATTGCGCAAAAATGCTTCGGATGGTGATTTTGTCGGCTCGGTGCCCGCTGCGCCAATGAAGAATTTAGGCCCGCTGTACGTGGCGTCAAATGGCTGGCGCTTTAGAAATTGTCCGTCGCACGTAAAAAATTCATCGCGACCGTTCACATAGACCACACCAGCAAAATATTGCGGCAATTCAGATATGCTCAGCAATGACGGACGGGTGGACGGACCAACGCTCGGCACGGCTATCTCGGTCGGGCGGACCGCAACGGCACCCTCGGGCAATCCGGGGTGCGGGCCAAATACGTCGTCAGCGGTCAGGATGACGCGCGGGTTTTTCATACCGTCGGACCAGCCGCGGTTCATCGTCTCGATATCTTTTGTCGGGTTGTCGCCTATCTCATGCACTTTTTCTTCAAGCGCATCGTAAGTGTCGGTCTCGGGCAGATAGCCACCACCGACCAATTGCCCGAGGGCGAATGCGCAACGGTTTATCTTGTCGTTACGCTCGCCATGTGCGGCGGCGGATAGTGCGGCCAACTCGACCACCATGAGCGGGGTGTGATCCTCGCCACGGTAAGCCGTTGCCAGCACCACCGGGCGTTCCTCAATGGCGCGCTTGTGACCCTCATATATCCATAGCGGCGCCTCGGCCATCGGCACGGACGGATCGACCCATTCATATGTGCCCTCGCGCTTACCGTCGGCACGCTCGTCATCGTTCGGTATGAAATACGAGCCGGGGGCGACCAGAAACCCGCCGTCACCGCGTAAATCAATCCCCGGCTCGATAGCGGCGGCATTTGCGATACGGCCGCCGGGGTGGCGGTAATAGAGGTGCAAGCCGCGCGGGGAACGAGCGGTCAATGTGTCGGGCAGGCCACGGGCGTAGGCACGGGCAATGGCGTCGTCACTGTCCAGATCGAGGCCGATCGCGCCGCTGATGTTACCCAGTGCAATGCCGACGTTAAGATTTGTCCGTCGCGCCCATTGCTCAATTACGGGCAGGGTTGCGCGCTGTGCCTGGAATGGCTTCCATTTGCCGAGGGGGTTCTTGCGGGTCGGTACGAGCGGGAAAACGCTAAATCCGAGGGTGTGCGGAATTTGCCATTTGTCGGCTAGGGGTAGGGTCATGGGTTGCAAGCAATCGCAACGGGCGGTATATCAATAAAGCGCATGCGGCGTCCTCTGCCGTTATGTTGACCCGGGTCGAGGCTGCGAACCTCCCCGGGTCTTTTCATATGCACCATCGCGGGGCGGGACGTCAAGCATGATCACATTTTCTCACTGTCGTTAAAAGCAAACGGATTGGGCGGCTGGTGCTCATCACCTTTGGCAAATACGGCCATGTCGCCCGGCGCTATTTCCTGCATGGCGCGAACGTCCCAATAGCGGTGCAGGAAGTCCGGCGGGCCGAACACACGAACCGCACGTAGATATTCGTCACCGCGAAAACCAATAAAGTGGACGGCGGGACGGCTCACAACAGCCCAGCCCGCTGAAGCGTGCCAAGAGGATATGTGCCACCTTTGCGCGATGCCGTGCCGAATGCGTCAAAGTCGCACCAAGGGTCTAAATTACACGCAATGCGGCGGCACCATTCAACCAGTGCTAGAGCGTCTTCATGACGCGAAAACGGGCCGGCTAACCAGCCGACCCGCCTGCCCCGTATGACGGTGACATAATACATCAGATTAGACGGCCTTCATGATCGAACGGTCAAAGCCGTGGAGGCCGTCCATGCCATCAACGGCGACATTCCACCAGCGACCGTTCGGGTGACGTTCGACAACTACACCCTGCTTGGCGCCATAGCCGACAAATACTCGCGTGCCGATCGTGATACGCTTTGCGGATGGCTTACGTGCCTTCTTGATGGCGGGCTTTGGAGCGAGCAGTCTGCAAATTTCGTACATCGGTAATCTCCGTTTCGTTGCTTCCCTTATATTGACGGCGCGGTCATTCGTCAAGTTATAATTACCGAGACGCCCCGTTAATTTTATAAAAGTGTCCCCGCTAATTATAACCTACCCACGATAACCAAAAATACCCACGATAAGTCACGGTTTTCCGCCATTACCCATCCACCCGCAATGTTTCAACTGCCAGCCAACGCACGCGTGTACCGATCGGTAACCTAGAGCCCCCTTATACGCGTGTAGCAACTGGGTTTTTTTGTGGGTAATGTGGGTATCGTGGGTATTGGGTAGTTAAGTGATTGATTTATATAGATTTTAAATACCCGCAATGTTTTTATTATCGTGGGTAATCGTGGGTATGGGTTGCAACGGCATTCGGCACGGTGTAAATGGGGGAAATGGAAGACCGATCATCAGAAAGGACAAGTCGCGCGCGCGGCATATTCATCGACGCCTTGGGGCAGTCGGCCAACATTTCTCACGCCTGCCGAGCGTCCGGCATCAGTCGTACCCAAGCCTATTCGCTGAAGGAGAAAGACCCGGCATTTGCGGAGGAATGGGAAACGGCGCTGGACCAAGCAGTTGACCGTCTGGAGCAAGAGGCATGGCGGCGTGCGGTTGAGGGGTATCAGGAAACCACCGAGAGCGGCGATCGGGTCAGCATAACGCACCGTTACAGCGATCGAATGTTGGAAATTTTGCTCAAAGGGCACCGCCCCGAGCGGTTTGTGGAAAAGCGCCAAATCGAGCATAGCGGGCCGAACGGCGGGCCGATCAAGACGGTGGACATGTCAAAGCTGACCGACGAGCAGATTATGGCCCTTGCCAGCATCGATCCGGATGCTGCTTGAGCGGCTGACGCGTGATGATGTGCTGGCGGCTCGCAGAGAGGCGTGCAAGCGGTCCCTGGCCTCATTTGTCAAGCTGGCGTGGCACGTAATAGAACCGTCAACCCCGTACGTTCACGGCCCGCATATCGATGTTATGTGCGCCAAGCTGGAAGCGGTTGCCCGCGGCGAAATACGGCGCCTCGTAATCAACGTACCGCCCGGCACGAGCAAATCGACAATCGTGGGCGTATTTTTCCCCATGTGGCTATGGGGGCCGATGGGCCGGCCAGGCGAGCGTATCGTGGGCGTATCTCACGAACAAACGCTAGGTGTTCGGGACAACCTCAAGTGCCGCCGTCTCGTCACATCCGATTGGTTCCAAGAGTTATGGGGCGATACGGTTACGCTTGCCAGCGATCAGAACGAAAAGCTAAATTTCGAAAATAGCACAACCGGTTTCCGATCGGTTGCCACCCCGTCGAACATTACCGGCCGTCGGGGCAATATCGTAATTGTCGATGACCCCCTGTCGGCCGAGAAAGCGAACAGTGAGGCCGAGCGTGAAACGGTCGCAACGTGGTTCAAGGAATCGCTCCCTACTCGCATGAATGATCCCGAAAAGTCGGCAATCGTGCTCGTTATGCAGCGTTTGCATGAACGCGACCCAACCGGCTTGATACTATCGGAAAAATGGGGATGGGACCACCTCATGTTGCCAATGCGGTACGAGCCAGACCGGGCGGATCCGTTCGATTGGCGGACAGAACCAGGCGAATTGCTTTTCCCCCAACGGTTTCCCGAACATGTCGTAGCGGAACTGGAAACAACTCTTGGCAGCTATGCGACGGCTGGGCAGTTGCAACAGCGGCCTGCCCCGCGCGATGGCGGATTGTTCAAGCGCGCGTGGTTCCAATTTCGGGAAGCGATTCCTCACGGTCAACGGCGGCGCGTCAGGGCGTGGGACATGGCAGCGACGAAAAAAGCCGCTACTAACAATCCGGACTGGACCGCTGGGGTGCTTATGTCCCGTGGTGAGGACGGTTCGTTTCTGATCGAAGGGTGCGACCGTTTCCGGGGTTCGCCTATGGAGGTTGAGCGATCAATTCTTGGTCGCGCTGCAACCGATCCAGACGGCACGTTTGTTCGTATCACCAAAGACCCCGGACAAGCCGGCGTGGCTCAAGCCGAGCAGTATATGCGGAAATTGGCAGGGTACAGCGCGATCGTGAAACCGGCCAGCGGGGACAAGGCCACGCGCGCCACGCCATTGGCCGCACAGGCCGAAGCGGGCAACGTGTTTATTTTGCGCACCGGTGATCCCGACCGTGACGCATGGATTAATCCGTTTCTTGACGAGTTGGGACTATTCCCCGCCGGTGCGCATGACGATCAGGTGGACGCTGCAGCCGATGCGCTCAATGAACTGGCTCTAGGTTCGACGTACACCCTCGAAGGCTGGTAAGTATTGACCACACCGTCAAAGCGTGCGATATCTCCGTGCGAATCACTTGAGGGAGTACGGACGATGACTGATCTAGCTTTTCATAATGACGCAGAACTGGCCGAGCGTGTGCGCGGTCAGGTAACGGCCCATACCGCCCATGACGAGATTGTGCAGGGGACATATTGGGAAAACGGCAAAGGTTGTTTCATTGGCTGCATCGGCCACGATAGCAGCGCCGAGACGGTCCAGACGTTGACGGGGTTTCCGCTCATGTTGACCAAGATTGCCGAAAACATATTTGAGGGACTACCGAACGATGTGGCTAAAGGTTTTCCGCAACGGGTAATGATGGCGCCTGCGGTCGGTGCGGACCTTTCGCTGGTGGCGTGGAAGTTCCTCGACTGGTGCGTGCGTGACGCGCTTGATAAATTTGGCACATCTGAGACGCGCGCGGGTTGCGCGGCAGCGTTGGCCGTTTTGGACGATAAGGCGCATGGTCGGACAGTTGGGCAAGATGCCGCCGATGCCGCCGCCCGTGCCGCCGACCATGCCGACCATGCCGCCGATGCCGCCGCCCATGCCGCCTACGCTGCCGCCTGCGACGCCGACTGAGTAGACGACG